CCAAAGTATTCAAAAATGTCGCTAAGTTCGCAGCCATCGGTGGAGCAGCAATAGCAGCAGGTCTCGGCGCGTCAGTCAAAGCAGCTGCAGAAGATGCTCAAGGGCAAGCCGTCCTAGCCAAGACTCTCAAGAACTCATCAAACTCCACTGACGATCAGATCTCTTCTATTGAGGATCTCATTTCTTCAATGACCTTGGCTACTGGCGTCGCCGACGACGACCTGAGAAGCGGACTCGGCACACTGGTCAGAGCCACAGGAAACTCGACTAAAGCCTTTGACCTGCTCAAAAGTGCGATGGATATTAGTGCAGCGACCGGTAAGCCGCTCGAGGCAACTACTTCCGCGCTCGCCAAGGGGTTTTTAGGTCAGATGGGCGCGCTAAAGAAGCTGGGCGTCCCACTCGATGCGAGCATTATCAAGTCCAAGGACTTCGCTGCAGCGATGGACGCTGTGAACGAAAACTTTGGAGGAAGCCAGGAAGCACTTTCTAATAGCGCGGTCGGACGCTTTGACAGACTGAAAAACGCTTTTGGTGAGGCATCCGAAACACTCGGCACAGCACTCCTCCCAGCGTTCGAAAAGATCGTCGGCTTCGCCACTACGACTTTGATCCCAGCCTTTGAAACTGTCTCAAAAGTCTTTGACGAAAAAGGTCTCGGCGGAGTGCTTCAGTTGCTCGGAGACAAACTCAAGGAAGGCATCCCGATCGCTCTCGAAGCGCTCAAGAACCTTCTGACTAAAATGGGTAACTGGATCGTCAACGACGGCTTACCATTACTCGGCGAAAAACTTGCGCTCCTCAAAGACAAGCTCACAGCATGGATCAAAGAGTCAGGGCCAGAAGCCCTCACCGCTCTCGGCAAGTTCATTGGCGATATGATCAAATGGATCATCAACGACGGCATACCGCTCTTGATCAAAGCGACAGCAAAACTTTCAGTAGCCCTGCTGAAATGGCTCGTAGATATTGGGCCTGATCTAATCAAAGGACTCGCAGGTTTCGCTCTCGAGTTAGCAAGATCTCTCGTGACTGCCGTTCTAGGAGCGTTCTCAGATCTCGGCAAGTTCGGTCTAGAGATCGGCAAAGCATTCGCGAACGGCATCATTTCGGTCGTAAACACTCAGATCATCGACCGTATTAACAAGCTGCTCGAGTTCACTATTGACCCTCCAGGTCCAGGGCCGAAATTGACAATCAACCCTCCAGACATACCTCGGATCCCAATGCTTGCTGAAGGTGGCATCGTTACCGGCCCGACTCTCGCGATGATCGGCGAGGCAGGCCCCGAGGCTGTGATTCCTCTGTCTGGGCGCAATATGCCGAACATGGGTAACAACATCACTATTAACGTCAACGGTGGAGACCCGAACGCAGTGGTCGCAGCGCTTAGAAGCTATATGCGCACGAACGGCTCCATCCCGATTAGAACGAGCAACATTTTCTAATGACTCTCGGACTACAAAGTTATAGCGTCTCGTATTCGACGGACAGTATTAACTACACCGCGCTTACCAATGTTCAAAACATTAATTTAACGATCGGTGTGCAAGCGCAACTAGACCAACTCCGAGCGAACACAGGCACGATAGAAATTAGATATCCGTCTGGGTATGCCTCGCCTATTGCCCAACTCGTGCAAGGCACTTTCATCAAAATAATGAATGTCACAAACCCAGCAGCGCCTTACTTGCTGTGGGTAGGGCGTATTTCCGACATCACCGTTCAGTACGGGATGCCGTACGTTTCCAACGTCGGAAACGCGGACTTCTTGACTATTGCAGTTGAAGGAAGCTTTGCGTCTCTGGGCCGTATGGCTGGCAACAACTATTCAATGGCAGCTGGAACACTTGCCACCCAATTAACCACCTGCGGCACTCAAACAGGTTTAGCGATCGGTTGGGTTGGTTCATCAACACAAGCTGGAGCAGCTGCAACTATTGACGGCACATGGGGAGACTGGTTAGCAAAAACTGCTTTATCGGCAAATGCGCGAATGTGGAACACAAAAGATAACAGTCTTTTCGATATCACAATTCTTAGTCCGTTTGATAATTACACGACACAAAACTATTTCAGCGACGTCAGACCACAACCCGAAGTATCAGCCAGTTATGACCAAATAACCTTTGAAGGTTACGCCGACAACTATTACACCCAAGTTAAAGTGCAGCCAGACGGTCTAGCAACACAGACGGTCACCTTGTCAGGCGCGACAGCTCCTTTGCGTACTTATGTCGTCAACACAAACAACGCAACAACTGGGCAAGCGTTGGACTTTGCCAATTATCTGTTGAACAACTATTCGACGCCCAAGTTGGCGTTGGCGTCGGTTTCGTGTGTTGCCGAGGCACAGACCCTAGACATGCTTTTAGACAAGTTTGCTGGCGTGACACAAAGCTTTGCGCGGATACCTGGAGTGCGTACGCGCGTCGAGTTTCGCGGCACTACCTACCAATGCCTAATTGAGGGAGTCACTATGTCGGCATCACCACAGGGCGCAAGGTTCACTTTTTATCTATCGGGAGCAGACTTGAATCAATATCTAATACTTGACGAATTATTTTATGGCAAACTTGACTTGAATAGACTGGGGTACTAATGGCTATAAAAACTTTTACTACTGGCGAAGTGTTGACCGCAGCAGACACAAACACGTATCTAGCAAACAGCGGGCTCGTGTACATTACAGGTGGCGCGTTGTCAAGCACAGCAGTCAATTTCGTAGGCTGTTTCACAAACACTTATACCGATTATCGAATTGTTGTTGACTCTTTAGCGTGGAATGCGACCGGCGATTTGTACTATCAGTTTTTAACAGGAACTACCCCATATACGAACGCGGACTATTTTTGGGCTATGCGAGGCTATAAAGCTACTGGCGTTGCTTTTGATAACGGTGCGCAAACGCAAACACAAGGCTTTTTAGGTACTGGCAACATTGGCGCTAATAATTTAATTGTTGGTTCTTGTTCTTGGGATATTTGCGGGCCACAAGTTTCGCAAAGAACCTTATTAACTGGTCAAGGCGCAGGTGTGTCTAGTGAGTATTTTGGTTTTAATGGAATGAACGCGCATAACGTTGTTGCTGCTTACACGGGCATACGTTTACTAACAAATAGCGCAACAACTTTTACAGGCAACGTCTCAATTTACGGATACCGAAAGGCATAGACAATGAGCAACAGACCACAAATCGTGACGCATTATGCAGACGGTACGCCTAGCGAAACGCGCGACATGACAGACGAGGAAATAGCACAACTACCACCAACCCCAGAGGACGGCTCAAGTGATCTGGCGGATTAGTTTTGTGGCGCTTTTGTTTGCGTCAATTCTTACCGCTTGCGGAGACCGCACACGCCTCAACTGTGAACCGCGCACAAAAAACAAAGCACTCAGCGCGACCGTCTTAGAGACAACAACAACTACAGAGACCCCACAATATGGGACAGGTGGCAAATGCTAAAGAAACCCGAAAACAGACTCACTAACGAAGAAATAAAAGCGCGGATCGTCATGATCGTCGCGTGTGGCTTAACGCTTTCTTTCGTCGGCTCCGTGTTCACAATTTTGTACGGGCTCCTTTTCGTGAGCCAGCCCGCGACAATGGCGGAACTTGACGCCCAGCAGATCAACATTCTTTCCTCGATGCTTCTCACCCTTTCGGGCGGACTCATTGGGCTACTCGCTGGGAATGGCCTCAAAGACAAGCCGAAAGAAAAAAAAGATGACAACGCCTAAAGCAGCTCCAAAAAGTAACGCGATGCCGTACACCGGTAACAAAGACGCAACCGCGAACGGCAAAGCCACCCCAGGGGCGCACAAACTCCTCGACATTCTCGGCACCAAATGGGGCTTCAAGAACCTCGGAATCTACGCCTACCGACCTATGCGCGGATCAACAATGCTCTCAGTACACGGCACAGGACGCGCCTTTGACGCTGGCTACAAACAATCCCAGCAAGAACTCGTCACCGAAATCTGTGACTGGCTTGCCGACAACCACGTCGCCCTCGGCATCGAGGAGATCCATCAGTACGTCTGGGGAACACACGGACGCGGTTTCCGCTGCAATCGTGACGGAAAGCCAGGCTGGAAAGAATGGGACGCCGAAAACAACGGAGGCCCTGGGGGCTATTGGATCCATGTCGAGGTCTCCCCGAGTTTTGCTCAGAACCCTCGGCTCATTGTGCAGGCTTGGAAAAACACGATCCACACTTTCGTCACACCGATCGTGTAACTTCTCTAGCGTCACCTTCTATCCCTACTACGGAGGCACTAATGGCAGGCAAAATTATCCGACCCGACGACTGGGACGAAGGCACTCTCTTCCATGCACCATTGCATCGAAAGCCCGACCAGCCCACAAGCGTCCAAGGCGCTAAAGACGTCAAACAGAGGCGAACATCCCAGGCGATGCTTCTCCTCACTGAGTACCGAAACCACGACCTCACCGATGAAGAAGCAGGAGCCCGATCAGGGCTTATCAGGCGCTCACGGTGCTACTGGAAAAGATGCTCCGATCTTCGCTCCGCTGGGTATATCGTCAATACAGGAAAGACGCGGATCGGATCCGCTGGATCTGCACAGATGATCTGTGCCATTACCCCAGAGGGCCTCGCAGCTCTTGATTAGGAGGAATTATGTTCACTCGATCAAAGGATCGTCGTTAAGCGACTCGCGGCAGCCGTGCTACTTATTGCCGCTTTCCACCCATCTCCAGCAAGTGCCGAGGCTCTGCCCTTCCGATGCGAATACTACGCAACGAAAGCAGTCCAACTCGGCTGGCCTAAAAAGGAGAAACCGATGCTCATGAAGATTATGTGGCGCGAGTCGCGTTGTCAGACCACGAGCATCAACCGCAAAGACCCTTACGGCGGATCTTTCGGACTATTACAAATAAACGGCAGTAATGTCGGCTGGGCAAAGCGTGAAGGCTATATAAAAAGCCGAGACGACTTAACCAAAAGACACCAAAACCTCAAGGTCGGACTCGAGCTGTGGAAGCTCTACGGATGGCGACCATGGGGAACCAAATCATCCCAATAACAGAAAGAGCCCCTACATGACATTTAACTTAGACAACTACGAGCCAGTAGCCCCCAGACTGGCGCGATGGTTAGAAGCAGCAGAAGAACCTCGAGTCATCACAACGCTTCATGCCTACGCCCCTGGCGAATGGTGCATATTCCGAGCCGAACTTTACGCAGGCGACACCCTGCTGGCAACTGGCCATGCAGAAGAACACCACACCGATCGGGGCGTCAACTCCACGAGCCACATGGAGAACTGTGAGACCTCAGCGATCGGACGCGCATTAGCGAACTATGGCTATGCAG